GTATCATTAATGTATACTGGTACTGCTTGGGCTGCAGTTGCAACTTCATCTTTCGCAACAAGTATTGCTACTGTCATTCAGTAATGTCTGACTTAAAGATGAAAAGTAAAAAGATGGGTGACCATCTAGATACTATGTTGAAAAAATATAAGAGAGGTGAAAAAATAGGTTTCACTGCTCTTGCAAGACTAAAGGCACGAGGTTTAATTCCTCGTGCTGATGGTTCAAAGAAAAAAAATAAATTAGGGAAATCATAATGATAGATTTTAAACAGTATATTACTGAACTACGAGGGCCGAAGCCTGCGAACTCTAATGCACAACACGACTCCGACCACGATATGGTTGATGTGTCTGATGATGGTGTTGTTAGAAAACTTAATTCATTTTTGGGTTGTATTGCCGAAATGGATCATATGTTACCAGAACAAACTATTAGTGTTGTGAGAAGAAGACTTGCAAGTATTGGATTAACATTTCCAAATATTGATGTAGTAGAAGATTCTGGAAACATATCTGCACCGTTAACACAATTCGGTGGTAGATTTGGTAAAGACATTGACACACCTCACAATGAGTTTGTTAATGATGATGGTATTTCACATAGAGTTGAAGGTGGTCGTTCCATTAATTTTGTTTATGAAAAAAAAGAAAATGGAAAATTCAAGGTCACTGCCGAAATTAAATAATGTTTGAGAAAATAACTGTTGATAATGTTATGATGTATGCGATGAAACATTATAATAATCCTCAAGGGGATAATGAAAAAGAATTTCTTGATGATATGAAGAGATTCAAATATATTAAGAGATTGTTGAGAAAGTATCAAGACAATGGGCCTTTGAAAGAACGATTGATTTTAAATCACATAATTGTTTTAAATAATGTCTTTGGTGCAGATGCGTGTTCAACACTTTTATTATTTAAATTAGAAACTTCGTTATGGAAATATATAAAACCATTTATGGAATTTTTAAAAATTCTTCCAGAAGGTGAGTTAAAAAATATAGAGAATGACGAAAAAGTAGAAAGTATTTTAAGGAATATTTAATGGGAACTGCGATAGATTTATTTGTAACTTATAGGTTTATTAAATTATTAGTAACGCCTTTTGAAAAAACTGATGCATTTAAACTTGGTATTATTAACGAAAAAGGTTTACGACAAGTCGTGCCTGGAACAACAAAACCAACACCTCTTTCAACAATCAAAGAAAGAAATGCATATACTGTTCTCCACAAGTTAGTATTCAATATTAAAAGAATTTTTGCAAGAGTGCCTGGACTAGGTTCTAAAGTTGGAACTTATGCAGCTGCACTTTTTTTATTAAAGGACACATTCAAAGAGGGTGTTGACCCTAAAATGTTTGAAAGAGAATTTTTAAAGTTTATAAAAGAAAATGATATTAAACTAGATGACACGATTACTGAAGAAGTTGATTTAGTTGATGGTAAATTACCAAAAGGTGTTTATAAACTGTCAAACGATATTATAAAAGATGATGATGAGGATATACCTTTATTAAAAAAAGATGATGATGTGGAAACATTAGAGGACACATTACCATCTGATACAGTATTAGGAGTTCCAGTTTTTGCAGTCCTACATACTAATAGTAATAGTAAGATTTTTGTAAGTATGGATGATATTGAACCAGTATCAGTAGAAGATGCACTAGGAGAAATTTAATGGATAAGAAAAAATATGTAAGAGTAGACCCTTTCACTGGATTCCCAGAAAAAGATGTAAAAGAAGATGTACCAACAACATCTACTGCTGGTGTTGCAGCCACTGGTGATGACCCAATAGTTGCTATGAAAAAGAAAAAGAAAAAATTATATGATGGTAGAACATCTATTGCAAAGAAATTTGTTCAAAGAATACTGAAACAAAGGGAAGCAAGAAGAGTTTCAGAAGAAGTTGAACTTGATGAAAAAGTAAAACAACCTAGACAATTAATTAATCCTAGTAAAGAAGTTATGGTTGTAAAAAATAATAAAGTTATCGTAGTTGATAAAAAAGATTTGAAACAATACACATCAAAAGGTTGGTCTCTTGCAGAAGAAGTTGAACTTGAAGAAATGAAAAAAGTAGAGATAAAACTTAATAGAGGAAATGTTGACAGAGATATACAAAAAATTGTAAACCATATAAATCTAATTAACAAAAAGAGTAGACCAAATCAGCGAATCAAAATAACACAGAATATGAGTGATGATTCAGTAACACTTGATGGTGGTAAAAATGTTGATATTGGTAGAGAAGTTGCTGATATAAAAAACTTCATAGGTTTTAAAAGTGCAAAAGTTGTAGAAGAGATTACAGAAGGAACTATGTCTAGTGGTATTTTCAATAGAAACCCAGAAGTATCAAACAAATCTGGTTATGAATTAACTAAGTTTTTTAAGAAAAAACCTAATGCAAAACAAGCATATGATTTTGTAGATACACATATTCCAGATGATGAATTAGGTGATGATATAGCTGCACTTGCTGGTGAATTAGATGATGCACCAGGCAGATTGGATGACTTTCCATATAAAAAACAAAAGAAAGCATATAGTAAAATTGACCCAAGAAGTGTTATCTTAAATAGACTTGCAGATTTTACTAATGACAGAACTGCAATGTTGTTAGTTAAAACACTTATGAATATGGGTGTTAAACCAATTAAATTAGGTACTGGTAGGGCTGGTAAGGGTGAGTATGACCCTATAAAGATGAAAATTAATCCTAGTAAAATAGATGCAATCTTAAAAAAATTTGGTGTGTCAGACCCTAATCAAATTACATTCAAGGAAGAACCTATGATGAATGAGAAAAAACTAGCTGGATTTCTTGCATTTTATGGTGGTAAGAAAGTAGAAATTCCTTTAAATAAAGTAAAAGACATAAACCAAGCAAAACAAATTGCAATTAAAATGATGAATGTTCCTAAATCTAAACAAGGTTTATTAGCAATACAACCAGCATACGAACACACAGTCAAGGAAGAAACAATGGAAATAACAGAAGAAGTTATGACACTTAAAACAAAAGATAGTGTTATGGGACTTAAAGTATTTAATGGTGCAAAGGGTTTAGGTTTAAAAGCTGCACTCTTAGGAAAATATGTAAGAGTTAAAGGTAGTAAAAAACAAGTAAACGATTTTGGAAGAACAGTTATTGGTAAATCATCAATGGGTAGTCCTACTGAATTAAATCCCCCTCAACTAGATCAAATACCACAAGAAGATAGAATGTTAAATAAAAGGTTGAAAGAAGAACTAGAAATTCAAACAACATTTACTGCATCTATTCTAGAAAAAGTAAATGACTTTGGAAACGAACACGAACTTGTGGAAACTAATTTAAAAGTTTTACAAAACATTGTGAAAAGAAAACAAAATCAAAAAGTTAAGTTTAAAGACAAACAGGCAACTGTTGACTTGTTTACTGCAAATGCAATTATGAAAGTATATGATGCAGTAAAACCAGATAATAAAAAGAAAATAGAAAAATTGATGAACGGAACAATTACTGACTTTTTAAAGTTACAAAAGTTTGCAATGAAACAAGTGAAGTTTGCGTAGGTTGATATGAAAAAGTTTAAAGAATATTACAATTTTCCTTATGCAGATTTAACTACTAAACCTATGGCTGATTTAAATGCAGCTAAATTTAGTAATGATATGATTAACAAACTTAGAAAAGCATATGAACCTTTAAAAGGTAAAAAGATTAATCCAACACCTTTGATGAAAATATTTGATAAGATTGATTCAAATAAAGATGGTTTAATTCAATTATATAAAGCAGATATACCTTTTGTTAGTACAATGGCAATGTCAAGACTTATGTTAAAACACAATTATAAAGCATCTGATATAAACAAACTTGGTAAAATTAGAATGGAAGATTTTGTAGATGAAAAATATGACAGTGATAAGTTTTTTGGTGGAAAGGGAACACCAGAACAAAGATTACAACTTCTTAAATTAACAAATAAAGCATTAAGAACTCTTGGTGGTTCACCTAAACAAAATGCAATTAAAAAAGAAATAGATGCATTACGAAAAAAAATGGGAATGAAAGTTAAAGAAGGATTTGAACTTGATGAAAACAGATATATGAGAGGTGGAGTTAGATTATCTTTTGATGATGATAGATTTGGTGGTAAAAAAATGATGATACAAATAGGAACAGATACATTAGATGTTCCTAATAGTCAAATTAAAAATTTTTTAAAATTAATTAGAGGTTTATCTGATTCGGAGTTTAGATAAATGATATTTGGTTATGCAAAAATGGCTATTACTATTATTATGGTTGTTGGTATAGGTGGTGCAGTTGCATATGTTTACAAGCTTCGTGCAGATAATGCTGTACTCAAAGCAAATAATGTGTTATTAGAACAAAGTGTAGAATCACAAAAACAAGTCATAGAACAACAAAAACAAGATTTTCAATCAATTATAGAAACAAATAAAAAACTTACTATTTTATCAAATAATCTACAAAAAGAATTAAGTGACCTAGATAATAGATTTAATAAAGGTGGTAGAGATTTTGGTAAAACTGCGATTGCAAAAGATAAAGCAATTCAAAGAATAATTAACAAAGCAACTGCAAATGCGTTGCGATGCGTTGAGATTTCATCTGGTTCACCACTAACAGAAAAAGAGTTGATGGCAACTAAAAAAAGTGAAATCAACACCGAATGTCCAAGTATAGCGAATCCAAATTATGTATCGTATTAGTCTAATTTTTCTCCTTTTATTTACTGTATCAAGTTGTTCTAGTATTAAGAAATTAGAAATCTTTTCAACAGAGGTTGAAAGACAGCCTCTTAATTTAGAAGAACCAATATTACCTAAACTTGAACCACTCAAGTGGATTGTTATCACATCAAACAATGCAGAAGAAGTGTTTAAAAAACTTGAAGAACAAGGTATTGACCCAGTATTATTTGGTCTTACAGATAATGATTATCAACTTATTGCAAAAAACTTTGCACAAATACGAAACAATCTAAAAAAGAAATCAGAAATAATTAAGTCATACAAAGAGTATTATGAATCTAAGGAAAAGAAATGATGGAAATGATATTATCACTTGCAGAACAATTTTGGCAATGGGCAGTTGTTATTGCACTAATAATCATTGGTTGTATAATAAACATTGTAGACAAAAAACAAATTAATAAATGGAGAGTCAATTTTAAATATGATGAGTACCCTCATATGAAACCGATTAGAATCGCAACTAGAGATAAAGGTTTTTGGGGTGCAATATTGATGTGGTTATTAGGTAGTAGAAGATGGGAAATTTCAAAAGATTTTCATTACCAACTAAATGGTGTTAAATATGTAATACCAAAAGGTTTTTCTTTTGATGGTGCAAGTGTACCTAAGTTTTTAGCAACTTTTTTATCACCAGTTGGGGTATTACTTTTAGGTGGTTTAATCCACGATTATGCTTATAAATATGCAGCTCTGAAACCTGCTTTACAACAAAGTTCTTTGTTGATGGTTGACCAAAAACAAGCAGATAAAATTTTCAGAGATATCAATATAGAAATAAATGGTTTCTATTTTCTAAACTATCTTGCCTACTGGGCACTAAGACTTGGTGGTTGGTTTGCTTGGAATAAACATAGAAAAAGAAATTTAAAAATAGGAGAATAAGATGGTAGAGTGGATTCAAAACGCTAGAGAATGGATTAGTGATAGAGTTCAAGAGAGAACATCTTGGGATGGAGCAATGCTAGTCGGTGTAGGTCTTGTTGGTTTATTATTTCAAGGTTTAATAACTTGGGCTGCTTACATTGCTATTGCATACGGAGTTTGGACTATTGTTAAGTCTGAATGGTAGTCATTTGTTTGACTGTTTGTTTAGTCAAATTATGTAAGTTGTCAAATTTTTGAACACTTATAAATATAAGTATGACTATCAAAACAGAACTAGAACTTCTTAAAAAGGATGTGAGTGATATGAAACATATTCACTCACGCCTTGATACTGCGATTAGTAAACTTACAGATGTATCAAACTGTATTAACAAAATACTTGCAGTACACGAAGAAAAACTTGGAAGACAAGAAGAAGAAATAGTTAAACACGAAAAAGAAATAAAAAGAGAAATACAAGAATTACATTCAAGGGTTACATCAAATTATAAAGAAATAGTAGCAGTTATAAGTAAACACAATTCAGATGATATTGAAAGATTTCATCAACTTCAAAGAGAATTATCTAATAGGGTAGGTATATTAGAAAAGTGGAGATGGATTATTATCGGTGGTTCAATAGTCGCTGGATTTATTCTTCACAAAGTAATAATGTTTGCAATATAGTATTGACAATCTTTTAATTATGGTATATAATGTTTATCTATGAACACTTTCGTTGATACAAAATATATTGGTCTTTTATCTTCAAAGTTATCACAGTTTAAAAAGAAATCTGGTAATTTATATAATTTCAGATGTCCATACTGTGGTGATTCAGAAAAGTCTAAAACTAAAGCTAGAGGTTATCTGATACTCAATAAGACATTTTATGTTTATAAATGTCATAATTGTGAGAAATCTACTGACTTTGGTAGTCTATTAAGATATGTAAATAGTGATTTGCACAAAGAATATACATTTGAAATCTATAAAAATAAGAATGTATATATACAATCAGACGATAAAAAAAAAGATTTGAATTTATCTAAATCAGTATTTTTAAAAGGGGACTCTCCACTCAAAAAACTCAAGAAAATTTCACAACTTAGTCCAGACCACCCAGTAACTAAATGGGTCAGAAATAGACATATTCAAAGTCGTTTTCATTACAAGTTGTTTTTCTGCAACAAATTCTATGAGTGGGTCAACACATTTGCACCGAACAAGTTTCCATCTTTAAAGGGTGATCACCCTAGATTCGTGATACCTTTTTTAGATAAGAGTAATAAAATGTTTGCACTACAAGGTCGTGCATTTGGTAAAGAAGAACCGAAGTATCTGACTATAAGATTATCAGATGATAAAAAATTATATGGTTTAGATAGTGTTGATTGGAATAAAAGGGTTTATGTGGTAGAAGGGCCTATTGATAGTTTATTTTTAGATAATTGTATTGCAACTGCACACTCTGATTTAAGAATTGATAAAAAGAATAGTGTAACTTTGATACCAGATAATGAACCAAGAAATAGGGAAATAGTAAAAAGAATTAGAAGTTTCATAGAAGATGATTATTCTGTTTGTTTGTTTCCAGAACAAATAAAACAGAAAGACATCAACGAAATGGTTGTGTCTGGAGTAAAAGACATAAAAAAACTAATAGACAATAACACATATAAAGGACTAGAAGCAAAAGTCCGATTTAACGAATGGAGAAAAATAGATGCTTAATGGTAAACTTCCAACTAATTATCAAGAATTTATACACCTATCAAGATACTCAAGGTGGATACCGAAAGAAGGTAGAAGAGAAACTTGGAGAGAAACAGTAACTAGATACTTTGATTTTTTTCAAGAACATTTGAAACAAAGTTGTAAATATAATCTAGATAAGTCATTGAGAGAAGAGTTGGAAGATGCAGTAATACATCTTGATATTATGCCTTCTATGAGATGTTTAATGACAGCTGGTGAAGCACTAAGAAGAGAAAATATTGCTGGTTATAATTGTAGTTATGTTGCAGTTGATAGACCACAAGCATTTGACGAAATACTATATGTATTGATGAATGGAACTGGGGTAGGATTCTCAGTTGAAAGACAATTTGTTGGTAATCTACCAACAGTTGCAGAAGAGTTTCACCCTAGTGATACAACTATTGTTGTTCAAGACAGTAAAATGGGTTGGGCAAAAGCATTTAAAGAACTTGTTGCAATGTTATATCACGGACAAATACCTAAATGGGATTTAACTAAAGTAAGACCAGCTGGTGCTCCACTAAAAACTTTTGGTGGTCGTGCATCTGGGCCTGAACCATTACATAGATTATTTGAATTCACAACAGAAATATTTCAAAATGCACACGGAAGAAAATTAAGTTCTATTGAATGTCACGATATTGTTTGTAAAACAGCAGAGATTGTTGTTGTTGGTGGTGTTAGAAGAAGTGCATTAATTAGTTTATCTAATCTTTCTGACGATAGAATGAGAGTTGCAAAGTCTGGTCAATGGTGGATTGATAATGGTCAAAGAGCACTTGCGAATAACTCTGCTTGTTATACTGAGAAACCAGACATAGGCATTTTTATGGACGAATGGAAAGCACTTTATGATTCTAAGTCTGGTGAACGAGGAATATTCAACAGAGAATCTGCAAAGAGAATTGCAGAGAAGAATGAAAGAAGAGATGTTGGATATGATTTTGGAACAAATCCTTGCTCAGAAATAATTTTACGAAGTAGAGAATTTTGTAACTTATCTGAAGTTGTTGTCAGACCAAAGGATACAGAAGATACATTACTAAGAAAAGTAAAACTTGCAACAATACTTGGAACATTTCAATCTACACTTACTAATTTTAAATATGTAAGTAAAGATTGGAAAAAGAATTGTGTTGAAGAAAGATTATTAGGTGTATCTCTTACTGGTATTATGGATAATAAATGGACTGCTGGTAAACTAAATGGTTTAGATTCATTGTTAAAGAACCTTAAACAAATGTCAGTAGATACTAACAAAGATTGGTCTAAGAAATTAAAGATTAATCACTCAGCTGCGATTACTTGTGTGAAACCGTCTGGAACTGTTTCACAATTAGTAGATAGTGCAAGTGGTATTCACGCTAGACACAATCCTTATTATATTAGAACTGTAAGAGGTGATAAGAAAGACCCACTTACAAAGATGATGGTAGAAGAAGGTTTTCCTAATGAAGATGATGTTATGAAACCAAATGATACTACTGTGTTTTCTTTTCCAATAAAATGTAGTCCAGATGCAGTATTTAGACAAGATTTAACTGCGATTGAACAACTAGAACTTTGGAAAACATATCAAGTACATTGGTGTGAACACAAACCTTCAGTTACTATTTCTGTAAAAGAAGAAGAATGGATTGATGTTGGAGCTTGGGTATATAAGAACTTTGACTTAATGAGTGGAGTAAGTTTCTTACCATATAGTGAACATACATATAAACAAGCACCGTATCAAGATTGTGATGAAAAAGAGTATAATGATTTATTGAATAAATTGACTATTACTGTTGATTGGAATAAGTTATCAGAGTATGAGAAATCCGATATGACAGTAGGTTCACAAGAACTTGCGTGTTCGTCTGGTTCTTGTGAGATTCAGTAATGCCTGGAAAAACAATTTATTGCGATTCTTGTGAAGCAGAATTTAAAATAAGTCACAATATGGACGATGAATACTATAAAGTTAATCATTGTCCTTTTTGTGGTGAAGAACTTGATGAAGATAATGTAGATGAAGACACAGAGTAAAAAATCTAAAGGTAGAAGATTACAGAAATGGGTTAGGGAACAACTCATAGAAAAATTAGATATACACGAAGAGGATATTGAAAGTCGTTCAATGGGTGCTGGTGGTGAAGATTTAATTATGGCAAGAGCTGCAAGAGAAAAGTTTCCATATTCTATTGAATGTAAAAATCAAGAAAAATTAAATATATGGGAATCATATAAACAGGCATCTGATAATGCTGGTAAATATGAACCGATTGTTGTTATAAAAAGAAACAATCAAAAACCATTAGTTTTAATTGATGCAGAATATTTTATGAGGTTACATAATGGACATTGAACAACATTATATTGACTTGTATAGGTCAATGCACGAAGATAAAAACACCTATCAAGGTGTTAGTTTATTTAAAGAAACCCCAAACATTGCGAATATTGTTTTGATAACAAATTCTCAAACAGTATTAGATTATGGTTGTGGAAAGGGTAGTCAATACACAGATTCACACCTTAACATCTTATTTCATATAAATGATGAAAACATCTATATGTACGACCCAGGCTTTCCAGAACACGAAAACATACCAGAGGATAAGTTTGATGGTGTTATATCAACAGATGTTTTAGAACATATACCAGAAGAGATAGTACCTAAAATACTTGATGAGATATACAGTAAGGCAAACAAATTTGTATATCTTGCGATTTGCACTAGACTTGCACAAGCAATACTACCAAACGGTGAAAATGCACATTGTACTGTAAAAGAACCAGATTGGTGGGAAAAACACATTATAAAATCCAATAAAAACAAGATTCATACCGAAGTTCATTGGTATGGAAACCACAATGATTACAGAAAATATAACATATCTTCGTAAGTCATTGATTTAATTCATATCTTTTTTTCATTTTTTTAACTTTTTTACTTGACATTGTTCTCAAAACAAGGTACAATAGATACATAAAGTCAAGAAAGAAAGGACAAAAAAATGGGTAAAAGAGTTAAATCTTCAAATAAAAAAACAATAAGTTTAAGACAGTATGCTGGTTTTGGTGGTGCAAGATTGAGTGTATTGACTGTAAGAAATCCAAAGACTAATTGGATGCAATCTGATAATTCTATGAATGTTGTTAATCTTAGTAAAACAGAGGCAAAAAAGTTAGCAAATGATTTGTTAGCGTGGGTTAATGATACAATAGAAGATGACCACGAGTGGCCTTCTTTACAAGTTCAAGAAGAAGTTTGGAACGAACAACAAAGAAGAAAACAAAGAAAATTAACAAAATAATTTAAAAAAAAGACTTGACATTGTTCTTAAAACAAAGTATAATAATAATATAATCAAGAAAGAAAGAGAGAAAAATATGGAAAAAAAAGATATATTTAATAGTCTAAAATTTGCAAAACGAATGAATGAATTTGTAGAGTATGTTTATGATTTTTATGGTAAAAATGGTATCTATGATATGGGTGCAACTAGAGATAATATCACTACTGCAACTATTGACTATGTTTCAAGTGATGATTCTTTACCATTTTATGGTGATAGTCTTGACAGAGAAAGAGTAAGAGATATTCTTACAAGTAAATTTAATTTGAAAGAGGTAAAATAATGGAAAAATGTTATAAAGTTTTAGATAAAAAAGGTCGGACTATGACACCTTGTGGTAATTGGTGGTATGACGAATGGAGCCCTAAATTTAATGCTCTATTTGATATAGATTTAAATCCAGATACATTTTATACTGATACTGTAAATAATGCATTTTGTGCCATAGAAGGTCAAAATAAAGGTTATTACGATATTGTAGAGTGTGAAGCTGATGGCAGAGGAGATGTTAAACCTACTGATAAAGAAACAAGATGTTATTACAATGGAGGCAAAATTGCAGTATAGAGTAGAAGTAAATTTAAACGGCCCAGACGGAAATGCATTTGCATTGATGAGTAAGGCAAAATATTTAGGAGTTAAATTAAATTTATCAAAAGATGAGATTGACACAATAGTCAAAGAAATGATGTCTGGAGATTATGATAATTTAGTAGAAGTTTTCAAAACAAACTTTGGTCAATTAGTTAGATTAGTTAAAATAGAAAATGGTGAGTTAGTAGAAACTTTAAATTAGGGTTGACAATATTAATTTTTATGGTAAGATGTAATTATGGAATGGAAAGAAATAAAAACAAATAAACAACTCGCTATTGAAAATCTTTCAGAGATTGTCAAGATGATGAATGAAAAAGTTAATAATACAGAAAAACACGGTATTAATGACTCTGGAGTAAGTTATCTTAAACATTATTCTGAAATGATTAAAAGTGAGATAGAAAGGTACAATTTTAAATTATGATTTTTTTTTATAATACACACGAAGATATCCCTAATCACATTGTAGACTATGTTATGAAGTGTGCAGATGTTTCGGATATTACAAAACTATCAATAACAGATATCAATGCTTTTTTAACAGGCATTGACCAATATGAAGCAGAAGTTACTAATCAATTAATGGAGGATATGTATGAAATTCAAACAAGTACATAAGTTTAATAAAAAGAAAAGATTTCCAGAGAAAAGATTGCCTGGTACTGCTGTTGCAGTAGAAAACGGTAATATTGATAAGGCAATCAGAAAACTTAAAAAGAAGTTACAAAAAGAAGATATGTTCAATGAACTTCGCAAAAGAGAGTTCTTTGAAACTAGAAGTGAAAGAAAAAGAAAAGAGAAGGCTGCGAGTACAAGAAGATGTATAAGAAAAATAGAAAAAGAAAAGATGTTAGAGGTCTAAAATGGTTTGGTTCTATCCTATTGTTGACAGGCTTATGTTTTACATCTTTTAATATCTATCCACTAAACCTATACTTTATGACCATTGGTAGTGTTGTATGGGTTAGTGTTGGATATTATTGGAAAGACGGTTCTATCATACTATTAAACTCTGTTGGGTTTATTATATCAGTTGTTGGTTTAATGAACTTTTGGACATAAATATTATTATGGAAAAGAAAAACGATAACATAATTACATTTCCTAAAAGATTTAAGGGTAAAAGAAAAGTGGTTAAGCCAGACAAAAATTTGTTAAGACTTAATGAAGATATGTCTTTTGCAGATACACTTACTGAAGCCTTGATAGTACAATTAGTACACGCTTTAGATGATAATGGATTGAAAGTTAATAACCCAACATTTATAAAAGATTTATCTTTTGTTATTGAATCAATCAAGAGCTCTATTTACAGAGATTTAGATATTAAACACGAAATGCAACCTTTAGTTGATAAGTTTATGGTTCAAGAAAAAGATAAAAAGGGTAATACTAACACAATATTTAAAATGGAATTGATACCTAAGTTTTTAAAAGCTTTGGACAAAAAAAAGAATAAATGATATTAGTTGATATGAATCAAGTTACAATTAGTAATTTGATGATACAGATAAAAGATGAACCTTTGAGTGAAGATTTGGTAAGGCATATGGTACTAAATTCTTTAAGGTCATATAAAACAAAATTCAGTAAAGATTTTGGTGAATTGGTGCTTTGTTATGATGACAGACATTGTTGGAGAAAAGATTACTTTCCATATTACAAACAAAATCGTAAAAAAGCAAGAAGTGAAAGTAGTTTAAATTGGAATGAACTATTTGATATACTAACTAAAATTCAAAATGAGTTAGAAGAAAATTTCCCATATAAAGTTTTAAAAATTGAAGGTGCAGAAGCTGATGATATTATTGCGATAATATCAAATAGGATTTCTTCTACACCAAATTTATATGAAGATATATTAATTATATCTGGAGATAAAGACTTCATACAATTACACGAAAAGAATAATGTAAAACAATATTCACCGACTTTGAAAAAATTTGTGGTTGATGACAACCCAGAACAATATAAGTTTGAACATATTATAAGAGGTGATAAAGGTGATGGTGTTCCAAATGTTTTATCACAAGATACTGTCTTTGTAGATGAATTAAGACAAAGACCTATAACGAAAAAGAAATTAACAGAATGGAAAGAGAATGGTATTCCAGAGGGTGAGATAAAAAGAAACTATCAAAGAAACAAAACATTGATAGACTTTGATAGTATACCAAATGAGTTGGGGGAACTTATATATAATATGTGGGTAAATAAAATTACTCAAAGTGATAGGAGTAAAATATTACCTTATTTTATGAAACATAGACTAAAAGAACTAACTGAAAAACTAGGAGATTTTTAATGGCATATGATGTTGTAAGACCTTTAATACACGAAGTATTAACAATGGTCAATAATGCAAAAGTAAAAGATAAAAAAATAGAAGTATTAAGAAAATACAGAAGTGATGGATTGAAAATGATTTTGAAATCTAGCTTTGACCCTAAGATTGTATGGAGATTACCAGACGGTGATGTACCATTTATTAAAAATGATGCACCAGCTGGAACTGAACATACAAGGTTAGAACAAGAAGCAAGTAAACTATTTCACTTTATAAGAGGTGGAAACGATAAATTAAAACAAGTTAAATGTGAAACTATGTTTGTCCAAATGTTAGAAGGATTACAAGAGGCTGAAGCAGAAGTTTTAATACTTGCAAAGGATAAGAGATTACATCAAAAATATAAAGGATTATCAAAACAAGTAGTACAAGAGGCATTTGATTGGGATGACAATTTTTTAAATGTTAAACACAAAGATTATAAAAAATCTGCATAGGGGTTGACATTTAATTAAAATATGTTATTATAATAACATATATTATTAACATTTAAATTTATAGGTATATTATGTTTTATTTTTTGATT